TTGTTCCATAATCTGGGTAAACTAATCCATAATATACTGGAGCTGATGGATTATAAATACCATCATTAATAGAACCAGAAACAACATTATATACTCTACCTGATGAACCAACTGTCGGAGCACCACTATTTTCAGAATCATCAATTAATGTGTATACTGTAGTACCAACTGTTACAGAACCAGTTGCATTAGTATCTCTTGCAGAAATATTAACTAATGGAAGTTCAAAATTACCTGGATCGAGTTTCTCTTTAATTCTACTACGTTTAAAATTAACTACATAAATAGAATTTGAATCAACGCCATTAAAAGTAAACCTTGTATCTGTAGATTCTAATAATAATTGTTTGTATTGAGAATAAACAGCTCTACTTGGCGAATCATTCAATTGACCTTGCGAATCAGAGCCTAAACCGGTTGCATTACCATATGCAATTGAATATTGTACTGCAGAACCAGTTGTTGATGGACTTTGTTGATATACATCTACATAATATCTTCGTTGTGATGTTGTTTGTGTAGATGAAGTAAAATGAGCTGTTAAAGATGCAATACCATCACTCCAAACCCCAGCTGTTACAACTTCAGTTTGATTATCGATAACATCATTAACAGTATCAAATTTAGTAAAAGTACGACCGTTTCGAGATAATATTTGAGCTTGTTGTTGCCCTCTAATTATTTCTTCTGCTCGTTGTTGTGCTATTTCTTCTATTCGCTGATTTACAGCAGCTGTAACTGGCTCACTTACTGCGTTTGATTGAATAGCTTGAATAGCACCGCTTCTATTAATTGGAGATATTTGTCCTACTTTAGGTAGTTTACGTAATTGTTTTATATTCATAATATTATCCATTTTATGCAGTCTGAATTGTAACAGCATTTACAGTTAAGTTAATAGTTATACTGCCACCAGTTTCATTACCTATAATAGTAATAGTAGCTGTTTGTGCTGAAATTTGTCGTTTAGCTCTTACAATAAAACTACGTCCTGCTACTGCTACACTTTGTGCATCTTCATTATCTCCAATAAAACGTGGGGCAGTCGGCAATACAGAATTTTGTAAGTCTCCGCCCGGTGCTACTCTAATATCAGCAACATCTGAATTTGAAAGAATTGCTGTATAACCCAAGGTTGCATTACCACCAGAAAAGTTAGATGTATTCGGTGTAATTGTAGCCGTATCACCTTCTGCTACTAATGTAATAGAAGTATTACCTACAGTAATTACAGGAATTTTAGTTGTTTTCTTAGGTAATGTGATAAGTTTATATTTCAACATTTGAGTTTCGTCAGGTACTGCTTCAACAATTGGCATATTTTCTATAATAGTACCATAATATGAAGTACCTAACGGATGATCAGGATTCCATAAATCATAATCAATTTCATCATCTGCCAACGCAAATTGTGTAATGCGAAATGCATTTCTACCCTTTGCTAACAACTCTCTACCTTTCTTAGTAAGAATTGCATCTACTGTTACTGAACTATTATCTAAATATCCCATAGTTATTTACCTTTATTTCATATAAATATTTTTGATTAAAAAAAATACCATTTATCCGCCGGATAATGTAAAGCTACCATTTTCGCCTGGAGCTTGATATATTAATTGATTTGGATTTGCTTCTCTAAACTCAACTACTGGTCCGCTATCTATAGTATCTAAACTAGAGATATTAAATCCACGTGATGTCATTTTACTTCCATTATATCTTGAATTTTCTAAACCAGTACCAATAAAATCTTGATATTCTGCAGGACCATTGATTTTGACACCAACATCCGCGCCTTCAATATCAGACCCCGAAACTACAATATAACCGATCGGTATTGATCCAGTTACTGCCGATCCGGAGTATGTATAATAAAATCCTACACCCGTAATTCGAGCATAAGCCAGAGCTGTATCAGTTGTGTATACACTTGAAGAAATTGCTGGTTGAATTGCAATCGACATTGTTGTGTATGTTGTTTGTGTGTATATCCAATCTCGTATAATTGAATCAATAGTTGCTGCATTTGTTTCAACAATCCCGTTAACTAACAATGCATTTGTTAAACCATATACTGCTCGCTCACCCCCATTAGGATAAACTTCGCTAGTCGACCACAAATTGCTACCAGTACGATATGAAATTGCATTAACGCCATTTATAGTTACTGCATAATCGGTAATTTTCAACGGACTATCACCATCAATTTCATTGAAACTACTAGAAATACTTCCCGTTACGCCCCATTTAGCAATTTGTATATCCATTCCGGTAAATTGAATCAAATTATTACCAGGCGAAGCTGCAAGACTTGCAGAAAGCGAACTAGAAAACGAAATGGTTATAAATGAACCACTTGGAATAATTCCGTATGCATCTATACCATCTAAGTCTGGATCAAAACTTCCGGTAGTGTACCATGTTAAATCTGGGAATAACTGACCTGATGATGTAACATAACCAGATATTGTTGATGAATCTGTAGCAGATGATGAAATATTTGCTAATATGTATGATTGCGGAAGTGTTGTTGCTGAGTGAAATGTTGTCTGTAAAGAAATTGTATCAGAATTAAATTCTGGATCACCATAAAAATCTAATTGTAACTTCGAAATTACACCGGCTCCATTTGCCCATTCACCTGTTCGTCCTAATGCAGTTAATAAAGTAGCTAATTCGGTAGTGAACGTTAATGTCGTATAATACGTTCCGTTACCCCCAGTTGTATTAATGTTAGCTGTACTAGAAACTATACTACTTGGTATAAATGATGATGCTACGCTTCCTTGAGTAACACTTCCACTACCTAATGTTAATGTTATATCAACTTGGTTTAATACATTCCGATTTGATATATCGATTGCAATTGGCATACTAAAGAATTCTGAATTATTAGTATATTCACTACTTCCGGCATATTGAACTAAATATTCATACAAATCACCCCAAAATACATTGCCACTTGAACCCGTTGGATTACCAGATCCACTATTAATTAATTCATAATATGTAACAGTTTCTTCAGTTACATCTGAAGATGGTATAACTTGCCTAATATATGCAGCTATTGATGGCGGATAAAGAGCACTAGTAGTATCAGACCCAGATGTAATTTCTAATATTGGTACTTGTCGATTGTTTTGAGCTAAAAAGTATGGGTTGTCTGTGGCTCTAGGACTGTCAGAATATGATGATTGAAATAAATTAATACTATCAGATGACGTTGTATATGTTGTAGCAGAACCACTTTGTTCAAATGACTCAAATACACTTCCGGTATTACTATATGATACTGTAGACGATGATGCTACCAGTTGTGTTATTGGATAAATAAAGTTTCTATATTCAGTATATGACGGTGTTTCTCTTTCAGTAGATCTTGTACTACTAGAAATATACGGCATAAATGCTTCACTCATCCAATATGGTGTTACGCCCGCAATATATTCAGTACCAGTCCAATATAAATAATCTCTAGAATAAATTGTACCATCATATTTCTCTGCCGCACTTCTTGTTACAAAGCCTTGTATTTGGTCATCATCTTGTGCAGTAATTGTAACAATTGCCCCATCTACTGATCCTAAATAGGTATCATAAGTTGGATCAAATATTAATGTTTGTTGTACATCAATATCAGTATTATATGAATCTAACGTTCTACTAGGCCTAGGTAATACTGAATCTTTATTTCGTTCTAATATATTTGGTTGTACTAATACACCAGTAACTTTATCAACACGTGCTGGAAGTAATTGTTCTAATTGATTAAAAAATGATAAATCAAACAATGAAAATATTTTTATGTAAGCATTAATATCATTTTTAGTATCATACTTTTTCCAATAATCTCTTGCAGCGCGTATTAAATCTGGGTATGAACGCTCATATTGCTGGCCAGGATCTCCAATATATGAATCTAATTCAGTAAATCCAAGTTGTGCAATGATATCATCATTTATCATTGTTTGTGGAGAAAAATATACTCCCAATTTTTTACTATCTAACGGTGCTTTATCAAATTGACTACGTTCTGCCCGTGTTTTAACATCTAATGTACCAACTAATTCATTATCTTCTAATCTAATTTTATTATCATCAAATGTACCGGCAGCTAAAGATATTCCATCAAAATAATATGTTTCTTCAATTGAATCATATGGCTCTGCATTTGTCCATGATGCAAATGAAGATGAAATTGTTGATGATACTGGTTGAACTCCTGATAAACTTGAAGTTGTAGAATGATCTATTTTTTGTGTTAGTGGCAATCTATAAACTAATTCATCGTATGCACTTACATTTCCATCATATGCCGCTGGAGCTTTTGTGTGATTATCTAATGCTGAATTGCCTAAACTACTTGTCCATATTCTTAATTCTTGCAACTGTCCTTGTAATCTTGAAGCGCTGCTTGAACCACCTAATGTAATAGATCCAGCTACTGGGAAAGTTGCAATAGATGATGATGCTGCAACAGTAGCAACAATTTTTCCATATTTTGATTTCTTAGCAACTAATTCTAATCCACTTCCAGATGTTCTTAATAATGCAGTAATCCAACCACCATCAAAACATTCAAAATCAGCTGAACTAGTTCCATTCACTTGAATAGTACCTAATGTACCTCTTGTAAAATCTAATGTAACATCATTTGAGCCTACTGAAAATAAATTCATTGTGCTAGGCATAGATGGATTTGTTAATACATTATCCGTTCTAAAACGAACCTCTACAGCACCAATACTTTGTGAATAATTAGTAACAACAGTACCAGCTGCATTTCGAATTAAATCTAAAGCATAATCAAAATTTAATTTTTCATATACTGGAGGTCTTTCAATTCTTGGGCCGCCAAACTCTTGTATTGTTATCATACTTTGCGGAATACCATAACATGATAACAAAGCTTTTATACTTCGTTTAGTTCCTTTAGATTTTAAAAGTAATGGCAAGTTATTTACAATACGACGCCATACATGATAAGTCATTTCCTTACCAGGTAATGCAGGTTCTCCAACAGAATTAGATCCAGTTATAGGAACACCTGATTCATTAGTTCCTAAAACATACTCCCAAAGATCTTTATATTGATTACCATCAGTTAACGACCAACCAAATTGTTTAGCAACAGAATATAATAATTCATTCGGAACACCATATTTTGGATGTTCATCTCTAGAATGAATCTTAGACATATAATTGATATAAGTGTATAATATGTCATAGTGTTGACCTAACATATTAATAAATGTATCTAAACCTTCATTGCCAGGCCGTGTACGTATAAATTCTGGAATTGCATATACTAATGCATTTTTATTAAATTTATCATACGTAGCTGCATTATCTAATAACGTTTCATACCAAGTAGTTACTTGAGATGATGATAACGGATATAATGTATATGTTCTTGTGTTATTAGACTTTGGCCATGGCGTTATGTAACTTCCTGTTATAAACGATACATTGGGGTCTACTAAAGGAACATTATTAGAAAATTGTCCAGATGATGATTCATAATATAAAAACTTTTCAAATGAATCAAATCCAGAAATTAATTTCGTTTTTCTATCAGAATATTCAACTACGTTATTTTGACTACCAGATAATGAATTTAGTAAAGATATTTGTGATTCATAATATTCTATTAATGAAATTTTATAATGAAAGTTTTTAACACGTTCTGTAGCAGATCCGTAAAAAACAAAATTATTAAAATCTTCATAGTCAATATTTAAATCAATTCCTGATAAACTACCTGAGAATATTGAATCAACTATTTGTTGTGATGTAGAGACAGATGAACCTAGTAAATCATTCCACGTTTTTAATCCAGTATCAGTTGATGTATCTAATTTAGATATTGCATCCCAATTAGGACCTGCTAGTTCTGTTAAATCTTGATCAATTACACTTACATCTGGTAGTATCGATACGTTATCAATATATGGTGATTTTTTTTCTTCAACAACCCATACTTTGAATCCAACTTCAATTTCACTATCTAATGGTTCATATAATTTTATGTATAAGAATTCGCCAATAACAAAGCTATTAACATAATATGCTGTTTTATTTCTACTAAAGTTAAGTAAAAAATTACGTGATGGTAATTTATCTCCATTAGCATCTCTTACAGTTAACTGAGATACGGTTTCAATATAGTTAGTAATTTCCTGTAATGTATCCGAATCGTCAGAGTCAATTAAACGTAATCTAACCTCAGTACGATCAGGTGATATTTCATCAACTTTAAGTCCTGGTTTATCATAACTTCCAATTAAATTATCAAAAAAGTTTAAAACAAAACGATACGTACCTCTAGTAAGTCTTAAATCTAAAAATTGTTGATATAAATCAATTTCAAGCGGCTGGGCCTGTAATGAATATATTCGATTTGTTATTGGATCTAGTAATGATGTTTTACTACTTCTAGCTACAGAAACACGATGATTACCAGTAATCCAAGAGTCTCCAGAATAAATATGTAATTCTGTTAATACTTCAGTACCAGCTGTTGATAGAGTCGAAAATGGAATTTCATATGCTGTATCTAAAAAATCTCTAGATAAATTAACGTTATTAATACTTGTGTTAGATTTAAGACCAGCTCCAATATCAGAATCCCATTTTATACGTTCACGAACTGAAGTATATTGTAATAAATCTTGTTCTGTTTTCGAAAGACGTATTCCAGATACTGGTTTTGTAGAATTTAATATAGTATTAATATTTTTATATTGTGATAACATTAATTTTCCAGATTATGCTGATGTTTTCTTTATATAAATGTTTAGTCTCTCATTTTCATTAAAAAAAGCTTGCCCATGTTTTGGCAAACCATCTTCTGCAAATCTAGAACTAGATTTTTCTCGTAACATATCTAATAAACTGTCTAATGGTATGTTAGCAATTACTTCATCGGTGGTTTCTATCGCAGCCAATCTAGTCGTGTCAGTTGCATTAAATGATAATTCCTTAGATGCGTATGTTAAATCAGTTTGTCCAACGTTAATATCAAATTGCAATTCAGGATAAAAAAATTCAAATTGATTATCCAACCAATTTTTCGCAGCTGAATGTGCTTGTTCTATTCTAGAACGTATGTTATCTGCAGTATCACCGATACTATTAGCAAGTTGTTCTAATAAATCAAAATTATTTATTCGTTCTATAAAATCTTCAACTTTTTCTAAACTCTGGCCAATTAATCGCAAAGCGGCATCCATGAGACCTTTAACAACAGATCCGACGAGGCCGGATGGTCTACCTTCATCAATCCAATCCTGCACTTTTTGAATAGCTCCTGTTAAATCTGGTACTGGTATCTTTATTCTAGCTGCAATTTCACTAATTGATTCTATTTTACTAAATACCTTATCATAAAAATCTAGAAAACGTTCTACTATATTATCTCCGCCAAAAGTTCCAAATACATTTGATATTAAACTATACATATCTTGAACAATCTGCGGAGCTTCTTTTTCTTCATTTCGTGCCTTACTTGCTACAATTAAATTTTGAACACGTAATGGAATAATCTGGCCAGGTTGATAACGATTTGCATCAATAAATAAATCTCGTATTACATATATATTATTACCTTCAGATCTTGCTCTGTCGATAGTAACGCTTGGTCTAAATTCAATACCATTTGTTTCAGCTACATTAGTACCAGTAGTGTCAAAAGAAAATATAGCTTCTGAGTTAACCGCCTCAACTGGTAAACCATTATCAATTTTTAAATTTATATGTACTCGTATTTGAAATATTCTAGATGTAGGCAATGCTTCGTTTGCATAAAATGTCTCACCCAAATTATATGAATCTACTAAAATATTA